TAAGAAACACAGTAAAATCAAGGGCTATCGTGGTTTACAATGTTCCACGGTAGCCTTAAATTTTGCCACGTAGGACACAAGTAGCGCACAGGTAGCACACATGAGGTAGCGCACAAATTGTTGGATGAATTTAGGGTATAAAAAGAGGGCGTCGAATATATCCGACACCCTCATACGCTTTTATGTAACGTTTGTGTTTTTGTTTGATTAGGAGTTTGCTTTTTGCGATTGCACACCTAAAAGATAACCGTACATGAATGCGTTTTCTGCGCCCTGCTGGTAATTGCATTTTGCACCTTTCTCATAAAGTCCAAATCCAATATCGAAGAGTTCTTTGATAATTTCTTTGTTCCGCTTCACAGTCCAGTGGATGCGCAAGCTCTTAGATTTCTTTAATTCTGCCAAGGCTGAATCATGTAATGATTTTTTTCGTTTTTCTTCGCGCCAATCACAAAAGATTCTAATTAAAATCCGGTCGGCATCCTCATTCGTTAATTCTTGAAATCTGTCCAATAATTTCTCAGGTAGATATTTTGAATGCATGATTTTAATGATCAGTTCTTTGATTTCGGAAACGTTATCTAAGTCTTTGTTTATAAAAATGCAATCTTTTTTGTGATCCACAAGTATAAAATTATCCACAGATACTTTATGGACTTTTTCAAGCATGAATCGATCTGCATAACTTAAATCGTTAGCAGAAACCGTGCATATAAACGGAATATCTCGTGTTATAAGTTCAACCATAATTTTATCTTTTCCTTTCTTCGTAAGTAGTAGTATTCCCCAACGAAGGGGGAGCAGTTGTATCTACAGCCTATATATAGGATTATTGTTTTTCAATCTCCTTCACAATGTCAGAAATAAAAATATAAATATAACGCAAAATCTTTGAATCATCGATTTTATCAAGTAATTCAATTATCATCTTTTTAAAATCCATAATTTAATTCCTTCCTTTCTTTGGGTGTGATCCTAAAATGTGGATTATAATTTTTATGATTAGTTTAGTAAGCTGTTTATATAAGCATAAATAGTTTTGATCCTATGTAAATCATTACAATCCTGAATTCTTGTGGATATTAAGTCCTTATATTTAATAATAGATTTATCATTGTCTTCCGCAATTTCTTCATTGCATACAGTTTCTAATTCATTGAGTTTATCAAGTGTCTTATATATAATATCTAGTTTTTCCTCTATTAAATTTTCTATTGTATATAAGGCATCTTCAATAGTTTCTGGATTAGGAATCACATCCTCATTTCCTTTTATTGATATTCTGATACAAGCTAAGTTTGATAGAGCAAATTTAATGTTGTTAAGTGTTTCGTAAATTGTGTTATTACAATCAAGTTTATCCATTATATTTGACTTCCTTTCTTTTGTGGAAGTATGCTATAATAAGCATACCCTTTTAGTGTTTCATAGTGATTACATGGATTGGGTTATACCCTGTGGTTGCCGCCATGGGGTATTTTTGATTTTTACAATCATATTGCATCAACTCCTTTACTTTGTGATTTTTTTCATCTCAGCTTTTAATTGCTCGATGGTTCTATGAGTATATACCTTTTCGGTAATATCATCTATAGCATGGCCAACAATCAGTTTTAAGATATATTCATCTACGCCGCAGGCCTTTGCTTTCGTAATAAATGTGTGTCGCGTTTCGTGAGGATGGTGCTTTAAATTCAAGCGTTTCATCACCTTGTCAAAACGACTCCGGTACTTGTCATATGTCATATATGTACCTTGTTGACCATTTACATCATTAAACAGATGCTTTGATTGCAGGGCAGCAGCTTCCCGGATGCGGTCTTCTATTAACGGCTTTATTAGTGGATGAATAGGAACAATTCTGTTTTTTCCTGCTTCTGTTTTAAGTCCACCGCGCATGGTTCCAGCTTTTATATCGACATCTTTCATTTTTAATATGGCTAATTCTTGAGGTCTCCAGCCGCTGTAGATTTCTATTAAAATCATATCTACAAACGGGATTTGGTGGAGATTATCCCATAACATTTGAATTTCTTCCTGTGAAAAAGGTATAGCCTCACGAATGCGGCTCCTTTTTATTGGATTGCCATTTGCAAACATGACAGAAGCATAATCTTTTTCTACGATATCATGTGCCACAGCATATTTGTATAGCATATTGAAAAGACTTTTCATTCTGTTCTTTGTGCTGTCACCAACCTGTGCGTTGATAATTGTACCTTCTAAATGCGATACCCTTATGTCACACATTCGCATATTATAAAGACCGTTACAATGACCGTATGCCGCCTTAACCGTTCGAATACTGGACGGATTGGAGAGGGTAGGAAAGTAGCTTTCACTCCATTTTTCATATACTTCAGAAAACGTGATATTGTCGGCATTTATATCATAGGGATTTTTATTGTATTCGGCCAATGCAATCATAGCTTCTTCCCTGGTTGTATAATATCCAATTGTGAAGCGGATTTGTTTGCTTCTTCTAGTGACCGGATCAAAAACCCATTTGTCTGTCTTTACTGCCCGGAATGGCTTGGAACGTTTTCCGGATAGTTTGACAATAGAGCCGTAGCCATTAGGTAATTTTGTTGGTTTGCCATTGCGTATGCGTGGCTTTGTGCTACTGGGTGTATTCATGGGATAGCCACAATTCGGACATGAAACTGCTTTGTCTGATACATCATGCGCACATTCGGGGCATTTTAATAGAGCCATTTATTTATCACATCCTTTTTTATTCTGTAGCTTGATCTATTTCTTTTAAAATTAAGTGGTATTCTGTTGGCGTCATTGGATTTGTTTTATTTCTGTAACCTTGCGTTATTTTTGAGAAATCGCTACTTGTGCTTAAATTTGGATAGTTATACTGGAAGAATTTCCCATCTTTTTCCCTGTTTAACAATCGCTTAAGTATTTTATTTTCTAGGCGTTCAATGTCATGTTCAATATCAAGGCCTCCGTCTTTGGTTAAACGAGGTAATTCCTCCGCAGATAAGATTTTTTGATGCTCATAAAAATTTTTTTGCGTGTAGTCTGTTTTGATTTCATCCAATAAGCTCTGATCTCTACATAATGACTCTAAAAGTTGTTTCATTTCAATTACAAGTCGGTTAGATAGGATATCGTTTAATTCAAATAGATTTAATTCTCGTTCTAAATCACTGTAACTCGAGTCTCGGGTAGTAATACCTTTATCAAGTATGATTTTTGTTCTATTTTTTACCAGAGGATTTGAATAATATAACATTTCTTTAATTAAATTGATTAGTTTCATCCCATTAGCGGATTTATTACAAATCGAATCAATAATGTGTTTTTCGGCAGAAGGCAAATTTTTCAGTTCTTCTATAGTGCTATATTGCAATCCCATAATTTTAGCCGTTTCGTCGATATTTCGCGAAAAAGATTCTTGTTCAGTAAATAAATATTCTAGGTCACACCCGAAAAAATTACATAAATCTATGGCGGAGTCAATATTGGGATAATTATTGCCTTTTAACCACTGTTTGCAAACTTTTTCAATGTCTTTATCTTTTGTGTCATGGTACTCTTTGTAAAAATCTGTATTTTTTCTATATTTTGATCTAATAAGAGTACGTAGTTTTTGAGAGAATTCATCTAAAGAGAGTAAGTTCATATTTATATCTCCATTTACTAAAAGTTAGATAAAGTACCATTTTGCAAAATAAAAATTATTAAACAATGATAAAACAAGGTAATTTATCTAACTTGATTTTGCTATTATTATAATCTTGTAACGGACGTTCGTCAAGAAAAACTTATTGCTATTATTATATTGAAAGTAGGTGCTGAAATGAGAAATCTTGATATTAGAGAGAATGCCAAAAAGAAAAATGTGAAACTATGGCAAATAGCCGAAAAGTTAGGCTATGCACATGATACTGCATTCTCAAAAGCTTTAAGGCATGAACTAACAGAAGAAAAGAAAACTGAAATCTTTAAAATTATTGATGAATTAGCTGCAGAATAGGCGGTGAAGCTATGGCAGAGATTCAAAGAGGTGTAATCCCTGTTGCAATAGCAGCGAGGGTTTTAAAAATGGATTGCCAAACATTACGGCTGTTGCTCCAAAATAAAATGGTTGATTTTGGAATTGCCTATAAGAGACCGGGGTCGAAACAATATAGCTATATTATATTTGCAGAACCTTTTTGTAAGTTGACTGGCTATAAGATGCCCGAGAAAGTTGAGGTATAAAGATATGAAGATAACGAGAGTGCAGCTAAAACTGTTACAGAAAAGGGCACAATTACATAATTTGAACAGTGATAATTTTATCGGATGCGATTTGAGTAATGAAATGTTTACTATGACATTTGCAGTCGCAGAGGAGAAAATACAGGATTTGTCAATTGTTTTTCACAAGCATCGTAATCCGGAAATTTATATATCAGAACCATATTCACACGGGAATGCGGAAATTGAGGTGTAAAGAATGGAGATGCAGAAGTTAAAAGATATGCAGGCAACTTTAATGTCGGAACGTGGGAAGTTGTTCGACCTGCAAGCCGGGTGTGAGGGGAACAGTAAGGAATGGCATGATTACGAATGCCAGATGCAGGCACTTGATGAACAATGTGATGAGATTCGACACGCTTTGATGGAAATGGGGTGTTGCGTGTGACAGGTACGGAGATTTATGAGAATAATTTACAACATTTTCAGGTTACGAAGCGATACAGTGATAAAGCGCAATGTAAATGCCCGGCACATGATGACAGGCAAGCGTCGTTGACGATTACCAAAGGTGAAAAATGTACGTTATTTCGATGCCATGCCGGTTGTACTCTTGACAATATCTTATCGGCAGCAGGACTCGAAAAGAAAGATACATTTTATGATTCGGAGATTCCAAAACAAAGCACTTGGCGATTTTATGTTGAGAGCAGAGAAAAGCGTAAAATTGAGGCTGTTTATAATTACGTTTCTTGTAACGATTCTTATGCTTATACTAAGATTCGCTTAAGTGGTAAGAAATTCATATATGGAATATTGGCGAATGATCGCTTTACATATGGATTACCAAGAAATACACCAAGAAAATCTTTTAAGGCGATATACGGTAACATTAAAGCCATAAACAAAGCGGTAGCTGACGATATGCCTGTATTTATCGTGGAGGGTGAAAAAGATACTAATGCGTTGAACAGACGCGGTTATGCGGCATTTTGTTGCGGTGGGGCGAATGATTGGAATCCTGAAATCGCCGGTATTGTGCGAAATGCAAATGTGATCATTTTAGCTGATAATGACGATGCCGGTGTGAGTTCGGCTAATGCTATATTGCATGATGTGCAGAATGTGGCAAAGAGCGCAAGGATAATTGTTCCTATGCCAGACATCCCTAAAGCAGATATATCGGATTATTTTCAAGCAGGGCATAGTAAACAGGAATTTGAACAGATGATAAATTCCGTTACAGAAAAACGGGCGGATGTTGTGAGCCAAAAGGGGAAATCACTGGAAACCATTCTTAAGGAGATGCACGCCGAGCAATATGAAACAACAGACAAAGGTTTTGGCCGATTATTTGCTGAAGTTTTTAAGAATCAACATCGATACAATCCGTCAAGAAAAGATTTTATGAGATATGACGGCAAACGCTGGGGTGATGATATTGAGGGATTGAGCGCCCGGAAGTCTGGCAAATTGCTGTCAGATGCACTTGTCCGGTATGCGGTGAATGTTGATGCAGACGGAAAATATTTAAAAGCGGTAACTCCGTTATGCAATCTTCGAAACAGAGATGCGATGTTAAAGGACAGCCGGGACATTCATTATTTTACAAATGAACAGTTGGACACCAATGATTATTTACTTAATCTGCAAAATGGAACCCTTGATCTATCAGAAAATGCCACTCGGTTTAGAAAGCATGATCCGGATTTGCTTCTTTCAAAAATTTGCAATGTCGAGTATGATCCGGCAGCAGTGTGTAACGAATGGGAAAAGTTTTTACTTGAAATCATGCAGGGAGATCGTGACAAAATTCGTTACCTCCAGAAGATAGCCGGATTGTCGCTGACTGGAAATACGCAGGAAGAAACATGTTTCATTCTTTATGGAAGCACAACAAGAAATGGAAAATCTACATTTTGTGAAACCCTGATTTATCTTTTGGGGGATTATGCTCTGACCATGAAGCCGGAAACACTGGCAGTAAAACAGAACCTTGATAGCCGTCAGGCGTCCGGTGATGTGGCGAGACTGGCCGGATGTCGGTTTGTGAATGCATCAGAACCGCCGAAGCGAATGTTATTTGATACGGCACTATTAAAGTCATTGCTTGGACGTGATTCGATTACAGCAAGACATTTGCATCAGCGTGAATTTGAATTTATCCCTAAGTTTAAGTTAGTCATTAACACGAATTATCTTCCAACAATTACGGATGACACAGTGTTTTCAAGTGGAAGAATCAATGTGATCAGCTTTGACCGGCATTTTGAACCGCATGAACAGGACAAGCATTTGAAAGATCGATTGCGGGAAAAACGGGAATTATCAGGGATTCTTAATTGGTGTATCGAGGGATTGCGGTTGTATCGAAAAGAGGGATTAGAACCACCAGAGGCTGTAAAAAATGCAACAGAGGTATACAGGAGTGATTCTGATAAGATAGGAAGCTTTATTAATGAATGCCTAACAAAATCAGAACGTAACAGTAAGGCGAAAGATATATACGATGTATATGCCAAGTGGTGTGATTCAAATGGATATGGTACAGAGAACAAACAAAATTTTTTCGCGGAATTGAAGAACAAAGGTGTATTTTCAAATTCCGGAACAGTAGAAGGGAAAACAGTCAAGAATATTGTTAAGGGTTATATTGTCAACGATGATTTTATAACGGTTGACGATGATACAAAACTTCCATTTGATTAGTAAATGTGCAAAATGTGCAAATAATATGTAACCCTCTTATAAGAGTTATTTTTTGAATGTCACATGAAAAATGCATATTTTGCACAAATACAGTAAAATCAGTAAATACAGAGATTATTAAAATTAGATTTAATCACATTTTCTTGTAACGTTTTTAGAAAGCAGGTGTAGATGATGGACTATTTTTCAATGTATGGGGATGTATGGAAATTTCACAAAAAGTATATTGATGGAGTCAAAACAGATGATACGGCATTTTGGAAAAGCATAGTCGATGAGGCTGATGAATTAACGACCAAGTATGATCGATGCAAATTTATTGTTAATTTAGTTATGACGGAATTGGAAGAATTTGAGAGGATTTATAATGAACAAACAAAGTAAAGAATACAAACAATATATGAAATCTGATGAATGGGAGCAGAAGAGACAGGAACGCATAGCCATTGATCAAGGCTGTGTAATGTGCGGCAGACCTATAGAGAAAATCAAAAGTGTGCAAGTGCATCATGTCACTTATAAAAATTTAGGGAATGAGGATGTTTTGACAGATATATGCACTTTGTGCGGCTCTTGTCACAGAAAGATACATAATTTCTATAATCGCAAGAGGGCGTAAAGGCTAAGTTGGACGGGCATAAGTAACATCATAAAAAGATAATGAAAAATAATTAACAGCCAATGACGGCAGAAAGTAGGAAAATATGGCAAGAAATAATTATCCACAAGCCGGACTTGATAATATGGAACCGGCAGCAGTACAACAAATTGTTGCATCACTGAGGGAATTGCATGAATTAGGCAGACCAAAAACGGATGAAGAGGTTGCTAAGCGGATTGATGATTATTTTGATCTTTGCCAGAGATCAAGCATTAGACCGGGAGTGGAATCTCTTTGTATGGCATTGCATATCAGCAGAACAACACTTTTCCGATGGAATAATGGTGAGGATTGCAGTTCATACCGACAAGAATTAATACAATCTGCGAAAGCTTTTATCGGTGCGTTTCTTGAGCAGGCAATGTTAGGAGGAAAGATTTCTCCACCTTCCGGGATCTTCCTTATGAAGAACTGGTTATCGTATAAGGATGCAATTTCTATCGAAGAAGCGGTTCCGCATGAAGAACACAGACATGCGCTTACTGCTGCCGAACTTCCAATTTTAGGAGAAAAGAAATTGTCCAGTAAGGATTTACTGCCAAAATTGAATGAGATGGACATTACACAGAATTAACAACAATGCTTTGATTATGATGTGGCAGAAGCTATAGCTGGATCAGATACACAGATTGCCGGTATCGGGTTATGAAGAAAGGAATGATGAGGTATGAATAAGAAATTACCACAGGCAATGATTGTAGGAAAAGATATCCGTTGTCCTGTATGTGGGCGTAAATGGGGAGAAATTCATGGGGCTGGTGAGATTATTAAGAATTATGAAGTACGTTGCCTACGCAAATATCATGGCACATGCCATTCGTTTGTTGTAAATATTTAATGATTGGAGAGTGATTATATATGTTAAAGGTTGGATTTATTATTCCATTGATTATTATGAATGTACTGCTGCTCATTATTGTGATTGATTTTTGGAAAAATTGCAGGAGTAAGGCGGCAAAAGTTGGATTTGGTATTATGTTAACGGTATATGTTCTTGATATTTTATCACTGATTGGAGGTGCAGTATGTTAGATCGTAGAAAAACACTGTGTAATGGTAAAATCGTTGTTATCAATTTTAAAAAGTTAAACCCGCTCGATTTTGAGCCGGTGCATCATTTAGACGAGAGGAGCATTAAAGACGAACTTGCCCTGTGTGCGCCAGATGGTCGCATTTACATAAATTCAAAGAAGAACGAATCAGGGATTGTTTCAAGTGTGTTTGAACTTCTCATGAAAGAAACCAGGCAAACCTTATTAGAATATCAAGCTTTTATAGGAAAGCAGTACCCAAATATTAAGACATTTGATGATTTTATCACATGGTCAGAGAAAAATAAAGATGGTGAATCCCGTGTACAGGCGTTTACACTTCTTATGATCCCGATTGAGTTACGGCGGCGTGAAATTGAACATTCTTATAACGGGAAGATTGTTGATTTTCCATCATAAGCAATTGCAATAGCCATATTAATCATTGTATAATTTAAAAGAGAGCACAAGATGCCGTAGTACAAGGAAAAATCCGAGGTATTACGGCATTTTTCATTATATATAGATGCCAGATTCCATTGAGAACAGAGCACAAACCCTAAAAGGTGGTGTAGTAAATCAATGGAGTTAGAAAGTTTACAAATACAGATCACATCTGATGCTCATAATGCCACAGCCGCTATTAACAATTTAATAAGTCGGCTCACTTCTTTGAAAACGGCATTGAGTGGATTCAATAACATTTCTTTTGGAAATATCGTGGCCAGTGCTAATAGTGCAAATAGCAGCTTCCGGTCATTAACGACTACGATATCAAATTTATCACAAAATATGAGAACTGCTAAAGGCAGCATGACGGAATTAGGAGGAAGATTATCTGAGATCAGAGTTGATAGTTCTGCGGCATCTTCCATAGAGACTGTTGCTGCAGCAATTCGTAAGCTCGGTAGCAAAACAATAGTGACTGCAACACGAAATTTACCGGAGTTAACGGTTACTTTGAGAAATTTTGCAAAAGAGATAAATGAACTTGGAATTGTAAATTTTGATACAGCCAGTATGACGGGGGTTATCTCATCAATAGCAAAGCTTGGAGGCAAAGCATCTACACAGGCTACAAAGAATCTGCCTACGATTTCTGCACAGTTGCAGAATTTTGTTCGACAGATGAATCAGATAGGCTCGTTTAGCTTTGATATGATCAATCTTTCACAAATGGTTGCCGCCATTGGAAAACTGGGTAGTGTGGCATCTGGAAGAGCAGTAAATAACATTCCTCTGCTTGCGAAGAATCTGAAAGAGTTGTTCGTTACTCTTTCAAGTGCACCAAATGTCAGCGGAAACATCATCCGTATGACGGAAGCTTTGGCAAATCTCTCCACAGGATTGGGGCGGACACGGAGTGCGACCAGCAATGCATCAAGTTGGATGAATTTATTTGGTAAAAATGTCGACAGTGTACGGATCAAGTCATTTTCTCTTGCGTCAGCAATCGGAAAAGTGTATGCAACGTACTGGGCTTTATTCCGCGGATTTAGGCTACTTGGAGATGCCATTGACATATCATCCTCACTGACAGAGGTTGAGAACGTTGTAAGGCAGACATTCGGGCAGTATGAAAGTCTAATTAACAATTTCGCAAAAACATCCATTGAAAAATTTGGTATGTCTGAATTGTCTGCGAAACAGTTTGCAAGCCGTTTCCAAGCAATGGGAACTGCCCTTGATATTCCGCAAGGGAAAATGGCAAAAATGTCTATCCGGTTGACAGAATTAGCCGGAGATATGGCTTCATTCTATGATGTGAGCCAAGAAGATACTGCCAAGAGTCTGCAATCTGTATTTTCCGGTACTACGGCACCTATGCGGCGTTATGGTATCGACTTGACACAGGCAACATTAAAGGAATGGGCGTTAAAGCAAGGACTTGATGCGAACATTTCTTCAATGACGCAGGCTGAAAAAGCCATGTTGCGTTATCAGTATGTGCTTGCGCATACAACCAATATCACCGGAGATTTCGCACGTACAGCCGATACATGGCATAACCAGATAACCATGCTTAAAGAGAACTTCAAAGCACTTGGAGCGGTTGTTGGTGGTGGTTTAATCAATGCATTCAAGCCATTTATCAAGGTGCTTAATTCAGTTCTGCAAAAGGTTATTTCCTTCGCAGAGATGGTAACAAATGCTTTAGGTTCTATCTTCGGATGGAAGTATGAAGCAAGCAAAGGGGCAGGAATCAGCGGTCTTGCTGATGATATTGGAAGCGCATCTAATGGCATGGACGATTTAAGTGATGCCGCAGGAAGCGCAGGGAAAAACACAGGCGGTATCGCAAAGAATGCCAAGAAAGCAAAAAAGGAAATCCAGCAGGCAACTCGTGCATTTGATGAATTAAAGGTTATTTCAAAACAAAGTAAAGATAATACTTCCGGTTCCGGAAGTGGTGGAAGTGGAAGTGGTGGCGGTTCTGGTTCTGGCGGTTCTGGTGGCGGAGATATCGGAAAACTGGTTAAGACAGACACGATTTACAAGGATTTCGTAAGCAACATCAAAGACCTTGAAGGACTTGGAGTTGAAATAAGAAAAGCCCTTGTTAAAGCCGTTGGAGGCATTGAGTGGGATAAAATATACGCTAAGGCATCCGGCTTTGGAACAGGACTTGCGGAGTTCCTTAACGGTTTGTTTTCAGAAGATAAAAAGGGAAATAGCGTATTTACCGCAACCGCAGATGTGATTGCAGGAGCGTTGAATACTGCAATATTCGCATCAAAGGGATTTACGGATAAATTTAAGTTTGAAACATTTGGCAAGAATGTGGCGCATGGATTTAACCGTTTCTTTAAAAAGTTTAAATGGAAACAGTGTGCAGAAGCTATCAACGGATGGGTTGATGGTTTTTGGAAGTTTGTCCGAGGATTCTTTGATGATTTGAGTTGGAAAGATATTTTCAATGGATTAAAAACGTTTCTAACGAATTTATCGCCGACTACCATAGCAACGATAATTGGGGCGAGAGCATTTAGCAGACTTGGAAAAAACTTCTATAAGTTAATAAAGAGTGCTATAACAAAGAATCTTGATAAGAAATTAAGTAAAGCGATAACAAAAAAACTAAGTTTGGTAAAATTGGGAGGTGGCATAGCCGGAACCCTTGCAACAGGTTTTGTAATTGCAGCCACAATTACAGTCGCAGTGCAGTTTTCTAAGGACTTTAAAGAATGGATAGACAATATTAAAAAATACGGATGGGTCGAGGGAAGAAAAAAAACTGCCAGAGATAACAAGGCTAATCCATATAATAACGGAAGGGCGATTTCGGATAAAGATGTTGAAAATTATGAAGAAAAAGCGAAAAAGCGTGCAAATGCAAATTCTGCTAATCCGTATAATCCAAATAGCAAGTATTCGGAAAAAGTGGGAAAAATAAAAAATGCCGCAAACCCATATGATGCAAACAGTGTAAAATCCAACAAAACGCTTGAATTCCAAGCTAAAATAAAGACAACAGCATCTGAATTATGGAAGAAACTAAAGTCTGATTGGGATAAGATAAAAAATAAATATGCAGATTTTAAAGCTAGGGTAAAAGATAATGCTAAAGAATGGTGGGAGAATACCAAGGAATACTGGTCTAAAAAAGTAGGTAAGGTAAAAGAATTTACTACAGATGTAAAAGACTCCGCTAAAGAATGGTGGAGTAACACTAAGAAATATTGGGGTAAAAAAGTTGGACAAGTTAAGAAATTTACAACCGCAGTCCAGAATGATGCATCTAAGTGGTGGAGTAACACTAAGAAATATTGGGCAGAGAAAGTAGGTAAGGTAAAAGAATTTACTACAGGCGTTAAAAATAAAGCCGGTGAATGGTGGTCTAATGTTAAAAAATGGTGGGAAAGCACTACGGCAGGAAAAGAGGTAAAGAGATTTACTGTAAACGTCAAGAAAGCCGGTGGAACATGGTGGAAAGATGTAAGCAACGAATGGAAAGAAAAGGTTATCAATGCAGGAAGAACATTGAAAATCGGCATTTCATTTGCCACAAATGCACTAAAGAACCTCTGGTCTAGTGTATCTACATTCTTTAGCGGAAAAACCGTAAATGTAAAAACGAAAGGTTCTACAACAAAGAAAGCTGATGGAGGTGTATTTTCCGGTGGAAGTTGGAAACCGATTAAGAAATACGCAGTCGGTGGATTGCCAAACATGGGGCAGATGTTCGTTGCGAGAGAAGCGGGTCCGGAACTTGTCGGTACGCTTGGCGGTCATACGGCAGTTATGAATAACGATCAGATCGTGCAATCTGTATCAGACGGAGTATATCGAGCAATGTTGGCGGCAATGAGAGGGCAGAAAACATCATCCGGAAGTCAGCCGGTACAGATTGTGCTTGACGGAAAAGTTATCTTTGATAGCACACGACAAAGTGCACAAGAGTATTTTAATCGTACCGGAATGTCACCATTTCCGGTATAAAATAATGACGTTTGCCCTTGTTTGTGATACAATATATAAAAATCATAGACAAGGGTGCATTATTCACCGGAAAGGGGATACATATGAAAGGGATTAAGAAAATTTTTATGGTTGCGGCATTATCTTTTTCAATGCTGGCAACAAGCGTTTCTGTTCAAAATATTGTCGGAACGCAGGAAACGGTACAGGCGGCAACGATTAAGTTAAATAAGAACAAAATTATTTTGAAAACTGGAGCAAGAACAAAGTTAAAGGTAATGGGGACTAAAAAGAAAGTAAAATGGGGTACAGACAATAAATTTGTTGCTACTGTAGATAAGAGCGGAAATGTACGCGGGCAGAATGCCGGAGAAACATATGTCTATGCTAAAGTGCAGGGAAAAACTCTAAAATGCAAAGTTACAGTTAAAAATTCTTTTGATGAGAAAAAAGCTGAAAAAAATATAAAGAAAACAATATATGAGAGGAATGGATATATTTTTGTTTTTCTAAAAAGTAATTATGAGTTTCCAACTAGCGTAACAGCTGATTGCTATTTTTATGATAGCAATGATAAACCTATAGATACCGGTTATTCATATCTGTTTTGGCTTGAAAAAGGCAGAGAAGGATTATTGAGTTTTCAGTGTCCGGATGATTATTGCTCATATGAAATAAAATACGATTTTTTTCAGTCATTTGCATACACAGGCAATGAATCAGTAATAGATAAATCGGATATTGAATCAAATAGGGTTAGCGATAAGTATTCAGACAAAATATTTGTCACAATAAAAAACAATAGTGATAAGGAAGTATCATATAATGTTCTTATTAAGTATTATGATGAAAGCGGAAATCTTATTTATGCAAGAGATGAAGATATATATAATATAAAGCCAAAGGATAAAGAGGTGGAAGATGTGTATAGTATGATTGATGATTATGCGACGTATACAGTGGAAATTTCGACAGCAACATACAACAAATGATTATAGAAAAAGAGCTGTGGAAATGCATCATATATAAACCAAACTATATTGATGCTTGAAATTCCATATGGAACGTGTTATAGTAAAACAAAAGAGGAACAATTGCCCACAAGTGGTTGTCCTCATAAACAATGGTTAGAAAAATCCACCCTAGTTACTCGGTCAAAGTTTTGGGGTGGTTTTTCTATGCTTAGATCATTATCTGATAAACGTAAATACGAATGTCAGCAATGCAAGAATGAACATACCAAAAGCCATAAGATCTTTGAAATCAAATTTCTTGTTCATCAGCACCACCCCCATCCTATGTAAAATAAAATAGAGGTCAGCCACCCTGCAACACAATTGTTCCATAGTTTGTATTTTATCATATCTATGTAAGTATTGCAATCAGGGCAAAATGTTTTGGAGTGTATATTTTAGTATCAAAAGAAACGTTCACAGGAATAGTATTAAAACTTATTGACAACAACAATAATAGGACATATAATAACAGTATTAAATCTAACGAACAATAAAATTGATACTAAAGGAAGGCGTATTATGTGTATATATGGGTATTGTAGAATCAGTACAAAGCAGCAGAGTATTGAGAGACAAATTAGAAATATTAAGACCGAATATAATACGGCGGTTATTGTAACGGAAGCTTATAGTGGAACTACGTTGAATCGTCCTGAGTGGAATAAACTATATAAGAAGATAAAGGAAGGAGATACCATCATATTTGATTCAGTGTCTCGAATGAGCAGAAATGCAGACGAAGGATTCTTATTATACGAGGAATTGTATAATAAGGGGATTGAACTTGTGTTTCTTAAAGAACCCCATATTAATACAGCTACATATAAGAAGGCGTTACAGAATAACGTAGCAATGACAGGGACAAACGTCGATTATATTCTTGAAGGAATTAACAAATATTTGATGGCATTAGCAAAGGAACAGATCAAACTCGCGTTTGAGCAGGCGCAGAAAGAAGTGGATGATCTGCACCAGAGAACTAAGGAAGGAATAGCCACGGCACGGCTTAATGGCAAACAGATCGGGCAGAAGCAAGGAGTTAAGCTGATTACGAAGAAATCTATCGAAGCAAAGAAAAAGATCAGAAAATATAGCAAAGACTATGAAGGGCAACTATCAGATGTTGAATGTATGCAGATGATAGGACTTGCAAGGAATACCTATTATAAATATAAGAGAGAAATGAAAGAAGAATAGAGAAAGAATAAGCAGGATCAAAAGTGGTTCTGCTTATTTCTTTGTTTGGGGAGGGGGTCTGACAGCAATGTGGTCAACCTAATGTCAACTTAAGACAAGTGCCTGCTCAGGTTAATGACTAACGGTGCGAAATTGAGAAAAG